TGTTGCCTTTCCCTTGGGGGGGAGGCCGGGGCGGTCCCGGCCTCCCATTTGATGGCTCAGAGTCCTCGGGGGCTCGGCAGCGTCGCGGCGAGCGTCGCGGTCTTGCTGGCCAGGCGGAACATCGACACGCGGTTGTTCTCGATGTCGGCCACGCCGCCGTTCTCCTCCTCGCCCGTGAACGGCAGATTGGCGCACGGCCCGACGCGCCAGACGTTGCCCTGACGCTGCGCCAGCGGCACGCCACCGAAGGAGTACGGCTGAAAGTCGTCGATGGGCAGGCCCGTCAGGCCGTCGTCGCGGCTGCCCGTGGCGATGACCACGAGGTCATACGCGCGGCCCCGCACGAGGGCCGTGTCGGCCAGCGCGACCGCCCGCGCCGACCGCGTACGGGTGACATTCAGGCGGCGCGTGCCGTAGCGGTCGGCGCGCAGGAAGCGCCCGATCGGGGCGTAGCGCCCGCGCTCGGCCTCGGCCCAGCGCTCGCACGTGGTCGGGAGCTGGCCGTAGGCGTCGACGCGCTCGACGCTATCGAGCATGGGGATAGTCATGGGCGGCTGGGGGCCGAGGCCGAGCAGCGCCTCGATCGCGCAGCGCGCAGCGTCCCCGCCGCCGATGACCGCCGCCCGGCGCACGCCGCGCAGCGGCCAGACACCCGCCATGCGCTGCATGAACTGGGGGAACGTGACGACGTTGCGGCCGTTGGCGTCCTCGCCACCCTTGGGGTCTCCGACGCCGCGGGCGTCGATCACCCGCCGCGCCCGCACGTACGAGCCGTCCGCCGCGTCGAGGCGGTACGTGCCGCTGCCCTGGACGCTGACCACCTCATAGTCGGTCACGACGTCGGCGTACCGGGCTAGGGTCAGGCGGATGATGAACGCCATGTCGTCGTTGGTCTGGTAGTCGCCCACCGACAGGTTCGCCGTCTGGATGGGTGCGCCGGGTAGGTAGTTGGGGTTGATCCCCTGGTCGCCAGCGAGGCCGAGCCCGCCCGGTCGGTTGCGCGAGTTGAGGTAGAAGGCCGGGCCGCCGGGCTGGGCGAAGACGCCCCCTGCTCGCGGCCCGCGCTCCAGGACCAGCGGCTTGGGGAGACCAGCCCGCACGCGGCCCGCCGCGTACACCGCCGCGTGGAAGCCGCTGCCGATGATCACCTCCGGGACCCGCGCCCCGTAGACCTGCGTGCTGGTCGGCCACACCCGGTCCAGCGCGCCGTCCAGGCGGGCTCGGGCGTCCGGGCTCATCGCGACGCCGGTCAGCGCCGCTTCGAGGTCACAGGAGAACTCGGCGCGGCGCTGCATCATGGTGCGCACGGTGGCGGTGGTCATGCGCCGCGTGAGCAGCGGCGTCAGCGGATCGTTGGCGGTGATGGCTTCCATGGCTGGCTCCCTTCGGGGGTGGCCGCGCCCCCGGCCGGAGCGCGGTAGTGCGACGGGGCCGCCGCGGGTCAGCTACAGGTACAACCCGCGCTGGGGGCGGCGGCCCCGATGCCTTGCGCGGAGGAGCGCCGCGCGTTCCTTGCCACCGACCAGGCCAGCTACAGGTACTCCCGCGCTGGGAGGGCGGCGTCGTGCTTGGCGGTGCTCCTCCGGTGGTGCTCCGCTCGGGGCCAGAGGCCGGGAGGTCCCCCGCTGCGGTGGTCGCCCCCGTGGGGGCGGTGGTTCCCGCGTGTGCGGCGATGGTCTCCTCGACGGTCCGCTCCGCTCCCCGACCCGCGCGATGCGGCGGCGGTGGCGGTACCGTGCGGCGTGCCTCCCTTGCGTCCCGCCCCGTCTCCGGTGCGGTAGAACCTACTCTACCCTGCGGCGCGCCGGATGTCTACTAGGTTCCGCCATAAAGTTGAGGTTGGCAGCTCCGGCCACGTCCCTTCGGTACGCTGACGCTCCGCGAATGAAGGGAGCCAACCATGGGCCTGGACCCCGACGCCCTCCGCCAGCTCGACGCCGTGCTCAGGCGCAGCAAGCAGGTGCTGGTCGAGATCAACGACGAGACCCGCTGGGAGCGCCCGGAGCTGGCGCTGACGCGCACGCGCGTCCCGCCGCGCTCCGGCTACGCCCTGGCGTCGAGCACGCTCAGCCGGGTGCGCCACGAGAAGCACCCCTACGTCACCGACGTCAACCACGGGCACCAGTGGCGGCGCGTCGAGGCCGTCTACCCCACCATGGACAGCGTCGCCCGGACCCTGGGAGTCCAGCCATGAAGATCATCGCCCCGCCGTCCGCCACGCAGATGGAGGTCGGCCGCTGGCTGGCCGACAAGAAGCCCACCACGACCTTCGTGCGCTGGACGGCGCTACGCCTGTGGGAGGAGGCCGTGCGCGAGGGCGTCGACCCGATCGGCGTCATCTGCCAGAGCGCCAAGGAGACCGCCTTCGGCCGCTACGGCGGCGCGGTCAAGGCCTGGATGTGCAACACCTGCGGCTTGAAGGTCGAACGCCCGGAGGAGGTCCCCGGCGGCCCTGACAGCCAGTTCGCCCACGCCACCTTCGCCACCTGGATCATCGGCGCGCGCGCACACGTCCAGCACCTGCTCGCCTACGTCGGCCGGACGCCGGTCACCGACCTGGTCGACCCGCGCTTCACCGTCGTGCCGGAGCCGCGCGTAGGCGAGTGGCACGAGCTGGGCGGGCGCTGGGCACCGAGCCCGACCTACGGCCGCGAGATCGAGGCCATGATGCGTGAGGTGCGCGGGTGAGCCGGACCAAGAACAAGTACGCCGATCAGATCCACCCGGCGCTGGAGGACCTGGCCGTGCCGGTCGACGGCATCGACGAACTGCCCGGCAACCCGCGCCTGGGCGACACCGAGGCGGTGGCGCGCAGCTATGAGGAGTTCGGCCAGGAGAAGCCGATCGTGCTGTGGGACAGCCCGGACGGCCGCCGCTTCGTCATCGCGGGCAACACCCAGCTCCGCGCGGCGCGCGACATCCGCGGCTGGACAGAGATCGCGGGCGTGGTCTTCGAGGGTACCGAGACCGAGGCCAAGGCCTTCGCGCTGGCGGACAACCACACGGCCGACCTCGGGCGCTACGACCAGCAGGCCCTGATCCGGATGCTGCGGGAGGTCTCCGGCGAGGCCGAGCTGCTGGCCGCGGCGAGCTACAGCGAGGACGACATCCTGGAGCTGCTGGAGCCCGGGCGTGCGCCGGACGGCTTCACGGAGTACGACGACGACGTGGAGACCGACTACACCTGCCCGCGCTGCGGCTACGAGTGGTCGGGCAAGCCGAGCTGAAGGAGGGCCGATGCCCAAGGAGCACCGCGTCGTCACCGACGACGCCGCCACCGTGACCGTGACCGGCGGCGTGGAGTACGACCGCGAGGTCTTCGAGCACGCCCTGGCGAACATCAACCGCGAGCGCATCCAGGACCGCATCGAGCAGGGCATCGCCGTGCTGGAGGCCGACCTGGCGGCGATCCCGGCCATCACGTCCCTGGCCGAGGCCAAGCCGCACCTGGAGCGCCTGACGCGCGCCTGCCTGGGGCTGGCCCGGATCGCCGCCGGGCGCTTCGAGAGTGACGTTCCTGCGTGACGCTGTGGTTCCGTCAGCTCAACCACGCCAGCCGCTCCGCGCGCCTGCGCGAGGGCTACGAGCTGGACGTGGACGCGCACCCCGCGCCGACGGTCATGGCCTACGGCATCGCGGGCTGCTGCCGGAGCCACTACTGGGTCGAGGCCGACGACGGCCTGGTGGCGTGCGCCGTGTGTGCCGAGCGTGAGGCGTGGCGGCTGCTGATGCAGCGCGACCAGGGCTTCCGCCATGATGGCGACATCGACCTGCCCGGCCTGGGCACCCACACCTGGCAGGACGTGACCGACGAGCCGTCCCCGACGATCACCGGCGGCGGCGGTGGCCAGTCGATGAGGAAGGTGGTCATGGCACGGATCACCGGGCGGACCGGCTCGCAGTTCGAGCGCGTCCCGGTCGACCTGGACGGCCCGATGAACACCGTCATCCAGAGCGACCCACGCCAGACGCGGTACGAACTGCACGAGTGCCCGCCACCGCCGGAGGACATCGGAGCCTACGTGAGCGCGCTGCCCGCCCCGCCCGACAAGCCGCCGTATCGCGTCCCGAGCATGGCCGAGATCGCCGCCCGCAAGGGGACCACCGGCCTGCGCGTGGTGTCCACCTTCTCCGGCTGCGGCGGCTCCTGCCTGGGCTTCGAGATGGCGGGCTATGACGTGCTGTGGGCGAGTGAGTTCGTGGCCGCGGCGCGGGACGTCTACCGCCTCAACCACCCCGGCGTCACCGTGGACGACCGCGACATCCGCACCGTGACTGGCGAGGAGATCCTGGCGGCCGTCGGCCTGGAGCGCGGGGAGGTCGACGTCCTGGAGGGCTCCCCGCCGTGCGCGTCCTTCTCCTCGGCGGGCAAGCGCGACAAGCACTGGGGCGAGGTCTACAAGTACTCCGAGACCGAGCAGCGCACCGACGACCTGTTCTTCGAGTTCGCCCGCATCGTGGAGGAGGTCCAGCCGCGCGTGTTCGTGGCGGAGAACGTGGCCGGCCTGGTGCGCGGCCGGGCCAAGGGGTACTTCAAGGAGATCCTGCGCGACCTGCGCCGCCGCGGCTACCGCGTCAAGGCCCAGCTCCTGGACGCGCAGTGGCTGGGCGTGCCGCAGAGCCGTCAGCGCCTGATCTTCCAGGGCGTGCGCGCCGACCTGGACGTCGACCCGGCCTTCCCCGAGCCGCTGCCCTACCGCTACTCCGTGCGCGACGCCCTGCCGTGGATCACCGGCTACCGCTATGACAACAGCGGTTGGCACAACCGGGTCCTGGACCCCGACACCGAGCCGACGCTGACCATCACGCTGGCGGGCGGCGCGGCGCACGTCCACCACAAGGTCGCCGGGCCGGAGCCGACGGCCGAGGAGCTGGAGGAGGTCAACATCGAGCGCTACGCCATCGGGAGGGAGGCCGCCAAGCTCGCGCCGGGCCAGGGCAGCGACAAGTACCTCAACCTGGCACGCGCCAACCCGGACAAGCCCAGCCCCACAGTGACCCAGACCGGCGGCGTGCTCGGCGCGGCCAGTGTGGTGGCCGACGCGACGCGCAAGTTCACCATCGGGGAGCTACGCCGCATCTGCGGCTTCCCCGACGACTTCGCGCTGCGCGGGACCTACCAGCAGCAGTGGGAGCGCCTGGGGCGCGCCGTCCCGCCGCCGATGATGTACGCGGTCGCGCGTACGATCCGCGACGAGATCCTGCAACCCAAGGGAGCCACCCATGCCGACGATGACGCGCTCGCGAGCTGAGGTCGAGGGGCTGGCCGTATTCAGTGACGACGGCCGCTACCGCTACAGCCTAAGCCGCGTCTGGGGGCCGGGTCCGGCCATCGCCTGGGTCATGCTCAACCCGTCGACCGCCGACGGGTCCTGGGACGATGCCACGCTGCGCCGCATCCAGGCCTTCTCGCGCCGCACCACCAACGTCACGACCTACGGCCGTCTGGAGGTCGTCAACCTGTTCGCCTACCGCGCCGTCGACCCGACCGAGCTGCTGGCCACCGAGGACCCGGTGGGGCCGGACAACGACGCTCACATCGACCGCGTGGTCCGCGGCGCGACCACGGTGGTCGCGGCCTGGGGCGCGTGGGCCGAGCGCGTGGCCACGGGCCGAGCCCACACGGTCACCCAGCGCCTACCGCGGGACCGCACCTACGCCCTGGGCCGCACCCGCAGCGGCGCGCCGCGCCACCCGCTGCGCCTGGCGGGCGACACGCCCTGGCAGTACTACCGCTGATGTGCGGCATTGCCGGAGGCCAGATCGACGGCACGGCTGGCCGGGTAGCCTGCGTCGCCCTGGCCCACCGCGGTCCGGACTACGCGGCCACGCGGACCTGGGGCCGGATTACGCTGGCGCACACGCGCCTGGCGATCCGGGACCTGCACGAGCGCAGCCACCAGCCGCTGACCTACGGCACGACCACCGTGGTCTACAACGGCGAGCTGTGGAACGCCGAGGAGGTCCGCCGCGAGCTGCGTGAGGAGCGCGGCCTGGCGTTCCACACCACCGGGGACACGGAGGTCTTCGCCGCCGCCCTGGACGCCTGGGGCAGCCACGCGCTCACGCGCCTGGACGGCATGTGGGTCATCGCCTGGTACGACGAGGCCGACGGCGACCTGCGCCTGGCGACGGACCGCTACGGCGAGGTCCCGGTCCACGTCGGCCAGCTCGACGGCCGCTTCGTGTTCGCCTCCGAGGTCAAGGCCCTGGTCGCCATGGGCGTCACGCCGTCGGCCACGCGCCAGCTCGGCCCCGGGGAGCTGGTCACGCTGCGCGGCGTGACGCCGGAGCACGGTCACTGGTCTCGCATCGAGCCCGGCCCGTGGTTGACTGACCTGCCCACCGCCGCGGACGCCGTGGCCAAGACGCTGGACGCCGCCGTCGCGCGCCGTACTGTCTCCGACGTCCCGGTGGCCTGTCTGCTGTCCGGCGGCCTGGACTCCGCAGCCACGCTGGCCATGCTGGTCGAGCGCCTGCCGGAGGTGTGCGCCTACACCGCCGTCTATGACCGCCGCAGCCCGGACCTGCGCGCCGCGCGCGTCGTGGCCGAGCACCTGGGCGTGGAGCTGGTCGAGGTCGAGGTCCCGGAGCCGACGGCGGACGGCCTGGCCGCGACCGTGGCCCAGATCGAGATGCCGCACAAGGCCCAGGTCGAGATCGGCTGGGCCTGCCTGGCGCTGGCCGACGCGCTGCGCGCGGACGGCGTCAAGGTCGTGTACTCCGGCGAGGGCTCCGACGAGCTGTGGGGCAGCTACGGCTTCAGCTACCACGGCATCAAGGCGGACGGCTGGTATGGGCACCGCCGCAAGCTGTTCCTGGGCCAGTACCGCAAGAACTTCGCCCGCGTCAACAAGGTGTTCCTGGCCCGGGGCGTCGAGCCGCGCATGCCCTTCCTGGACGACGCGCTGGTGCAGCTCGCGCTGAGCCTGCCGGTCGAGGCCGTGCGCGACGGCCGTCGGCCCAAGGCCGTCCTGGAGCGCGCCGTGGCCGAGCGCCTGCCGGGGGCGATCCTGCGCCGCGCCAAGCTGGCCTTCCAGGACGCCGCCGGGCTCAAGGCCGCGTGCGCCTCCGCGGTGGCCGACCCCCTGAAGTTCTACCGTGCGGAGTACCGCAGTCGATACGGAGGAGCGCAGTGATGGACACCGTCCTGGGGGACGTCGAGACGGTCCGGGGCGCGTGCACGGTCTGCGGCACGCAGGGCTGGGTCCACCGCCGTCAGCGCATGCTGGCCTGGCTATGCCGCGCCTGCATGGCGGAGCACCTGGCGGTCCACGCCACGCACCCCACGGCGGCGCGATGACCGCGCCCGAGACCATGGCCGAGGTGTGGGACGCCCACCCCCAGTTCGGGGAGGCGGCGCGCGAGCTGTTCGCGGGCTGGCAGCTCGGCGTCGAGACCCCGCGGACGGTCAACATCTTCACCGACCCGACGGCGTACTGCGCCTGCGTCGCGTCCCATACGCCGGTCGTCATCGTCTTCCACCGCCACCACGTCTGGCCGCTCGGCATGGGCGGGCCGGACGAGCCGACCAACCTCGTGCTGCTGTGCCCGACGTCGCACGACGCGACCCACAACCTGCTGCGTGCGTGGGTCAAGGCTGGGGGCGAGCCGTCGTGGGCGATCCGTCGCCGCTTCGGCCCCTACGTCCGCAACCTCGCGGAGGAGGGCTACCGCACCGCCATCGCCGCCCTGGAGGCCATCCATGGCTGACACCAAGGACGAGATCACGCCCGCCGGGCGCTGGGAGTTCGGCGCGGACGTCACCGACGTCTTCGACGACATGCTCGCGCGCTCCATCCCCGAGTACGAGCGCATGCGCGAGCTGACCACGGACCTGGCGCGCCGCTTCCTGCGCCCCCAGACCACGGTCCTGGACCTGGGCACGTCCCGCGGGGAGGCGCTGGCGCGGCTGCGCCCGAGCCAGCACGCCGACACGCGCTTCGTCGGCGTCGAGATCAGCACGCCGATGATCGCCGCCGCGCGGGACCGCTTCGACGGCTACGGCAACGTCACGATCCTGGAGCACGACCTGCGCTCCGGCCTGCCGACCTTCGGCGGCTACGCCGCGGACGTCAGCGTGGTCATGGCCGTGCTCGTGGTGATGTTCACGCCGATCGAGTACCGCATGCGCCTGGTCGACCAGATCCGGGCCAGCCTGGCCGACGGCGGGGCCTTCATCTTCGTGGAGAAGGTCCTGGGCGGAACCGCCGAGACCGACCAGCTCCTGGTGGACGCCTACTACGACACCAAGCGCGAGCAGGGCTACACCGAGGAGCAGATCCAGCGCAAGCGCCTCAGCCTGGAGGGCGTCCTGGTGCCGGTCACCGCGGCCTGGAACGAGCACATGCTGACCGCCGCTGGCTTCCGCACGGCCGAGTGCTTCTGGCGCTCGCTGAACTTCGCGGGCTGGATCGCGCTGCGATGAGCCGTCCCCGCGACGAGCACGACCAGCCGCTGCCGGTGCGCAACGCCTCGACGGACATCCAGACGCTGGTCATCCGCGACATCGAGCTGCGCCGGGAGGTCGGCATCAGCCGCTACGGCACGGCGCTCCAGGCGCACAACGGCCGGGACGCGCTCTGGGACGCCTACGAGGAGGCGCTGGACCTGGCCTGCTACCTGCGCCAGATGATCGAGGAGCGCTATGCCCGGCACGCTGACTGAGCGCCTGGCGCGCAAGGGCATCCCGGTCCGCGACCGCACGGCGGAGAACCCCTACGCGCTGATCCTGGCGGACGTGCCGCGGCCGTGCTTCTTCTGCGGCCGTCCGACCTTCCTTGTCGACCTGGACTACCAGGGGCCATACTGCGGGAACGATGACGCGGCGATCCGGGCCGACCTGGAGCGTTACACGTGAAACATCGGAGGGCCTGAGCATGGCTGGGAGCAGACCGGGGCGCGCGCCGCTGCCGAGCAACGTGCGGCGGCTGCGGGGCGAGACCCGGCCCAGCCGCCTCAACGACAAGGAGCCGGTGCCGCAGGCGGCCGAGGTCAAGTGCCCGAGCTGGCTGTCGGCCAAGGCCAAGGCCGTGTGGCGGCGGCTGGCCCCGCCGCTGATCGAGCGCAAGGTCCTGACCGCCTGGGACGTCGACGCCTTCGCCATCCTCTGTGACGCCATCGTGCAGTACCGCGAGGCCAGTGAGTTCGTCGCCAAGTCCAACGTGCTGATCCGCGGGCGCAAGGACGCGCTGGTCAAGAACCCCGCGATGCAGGTCTGCCGCGACACGGCGCAGACCGTGCGCGCCTACGCCCAAGAGTTCGGCCTGACGCCGTCCGCCCGGACCGGCATCCAGGTCGAGCAGGAGCTGGCGTCCGCCCGTGGGGTCGAGCGCCTGCTGTCATAGAGGAGGCCTGAGATGAGGGGTCAACCGTTGCTTGCCACCGTCATCACCGTCCTGGTCATCGTCATCCTGGTGATCGTGCTGCTGCGCCTGGTCTGATCCACCGGGCACCATAGGGAGCGATGGCCCGCCCACCGCTCTGCGGCTACCCGTTCGACGGCCTCGTCTGCGAGGGCCGCGGCGAGCACTTCTGCGTGCCCCGGGCCGAGCGCGCCGTGGCCTTCATCCAGGAGGTCTGCGTCCACACCAAGTCCGTCTGGGAGCGCAAGCCGTTCCTGCTGGAGGACTGGCAGCGCGAGGAGATCATCGAGCCGCTGTTCGGGGTGGTGCGCTGGACCGATGAGTGGGACGGCATGTACGTCCGCCGTTACACCATCGCCTGGACCGAGGTGGCGCGCGGCAACGGCAAGTCCGAGCTGGACGCCGCGATCGTGCTGCTGCTGCTAGTCGGGGACGGCGAGGCCTCCGCGGAGGTCTACGGCGCGGCCAAGGACACCAAGCAGGCGGGCAAGGTGGGCGAGGTCGCCAAGCGCATGTACGAGCTGTCCCCGGCGCTGCGCAGGCGGCTGACCTACAACGCCCACAACCGGCGGCTGATGGACGCCCGGACCAACAGCTACTACGAGGTCATCCCCGCCGACGCGGAGGGCGAGCTGGGCCACAACGCCTACGGCGCGATCATCGATGAGGTGCTTACCCAGGCGTCCGGGGACATGTGGGAGACCCTGCGCACGGCCCAGGGCAAGCGGCCGTGGTCGCTGCTGTTCGGCTCGACCACCGCGGGCAACGACCCGTCCGGCTTCGCGGCGGCCAAGCACCAGGAGATGTGGCGCATCCTCCAGGAGCCGTCCCGCGCGCCGCACACGCTGGTGTTCATCCGCTCGCTGCCGCGCACCACCGAGGAGCTGGAGGAGCTGCGGCGGCTGTACCCCGACCACCCGGACCTGCCGGTCAGCCTGGACCCGTTCGATGAGCGCAACTGGCGCTGGCCCAACCCGGCGCTCGGCCGCTTCCTGTCCATCAA